CTCTACATGGATAGCGGGGCGACCATTGTTCCAACCGCATGGTTCCCATGACCAGTACGGGTCAATCTCAATGAGGATACGGGTGATGTCTGCGTGACCAACGAAGTCCAGTTTCACTCCACCTTTGGGGAGTTGCTGAACGATTGATGGGTCTGGTTTTGCGTAGTCCTTCAGGATGTTACGCAGTTCTTGTTCTTTGTTTTGTTCCACTGGTGTGTTCATCTTTCTTTGTGATGTGTATGTGTATTGCATTACTCCCCCTTTAAGCGAAGTGTTCTGCTGGTTGTTGTCTTAACATACTGTTCGTATGTGTCAGGGTTTTCCGCTTGGAACTTTTTGGCATCAAACCAGTCCCGCTTGTATCCCTTCCATGTTGCTACGACAGTACCGTTGATTGTTGCTGTTTCGTTAGCGCCAATCAGTTCACACAGTTCAGCCTTAAGTCTGTCTTCCATCGCCTTGTATGACGACAGTTCACTTTTGACATGTTTGAGTTGTGCGATTAGTTCCGCTACTGATGGGTTCAGTTCCACTGGGTCAGAGGTGGTTTGTTGGTAGCGGGTAGAAATTGTTTCGTAGGTGTAGACCACACCTGGCGGGTCCATGCCTAATGCGATTGCGTTCAGCCATTGTGCTGAGGCGTTGATGTGTTCTTGCTTCTCGTCTTCTGTGATGTTTTGTTCTACAAGTACGAGGCGTAGCGAGTTGTCAAAGACTGCCCAAGTAACACGGGTTGCGTCTGAGCAGATGGCTTGTTGTACACCCTGGATACGCCAGTAGTCAGGTAGGGTGCCTGAGAACTCACGGCTTGTGGTTTTGACTTCAAGGATGTGGCGGGCTTCTTCGTTCCATCCGTCAAGGGTGGAGATGAGGTGTGCGCCGTTCTCGTCGTCATAGCAGAACAGTTCTTCAGGTGTTTCAAACTTGACACCTAGTCTGTCGCCTGCCCATTCAATGATGGTTGCTTCTAAACGGTTGCCTGTTTCCATAGCGGCGTTTGGTGCGATTGGTGTTGGTGCTATGCCTGACAGTAGTTCTGCGGCGTATTGGTCTTGCTTGACGAATGGGTGTACACCGTAGATTGCGGCGGCTGCACTAGCGGAGATGCGGCGGTTGCCGTTGTCATCTTGGTAGCGTTGGTTCAACCATTCTTGTGAACCGTGTGGTGCTTTTGGTATGCGATACCTGGTGAAACTCATTGGTTTCCCTCCTTCTGTGTTATGTATAAAACACTGTACAGGAGGGGTGTATCAGTTGTCAACCCCTAATTTGAAAAAATTATTCGGAGTCTCCGAAGGTCACAACTTTCATCTGTCTTACCATCTGACATGGAATATAGAACAGGCTGATGCCGTCACCTTCATGATAGGTCTGCAACAAGGTGACATGGTTTTCTTTAGCGCCAGGGTCGCCTACGGGTACGAGGAAACCTACAGAGTGTACGAGTGTTTCGCCTTCGTCTTCTACTTCTTCTAGCGTGAGCCAGCCTGGTGCGCTACCACAGGCATCTGCCCATTCAACAAGTACGATTGGGTATTCAGTCTTCATCGCCTGCTGGTTCGCCTTCTGTGCGACATTCAGGACAGTAGCGACCCTGCGACTGGTGCCATGCTTCTCCGCAGGTGGGGCATACATACAGGTGGGACAGTGCTGTCATGAGGCTAGGTTACTACGCTGCTTTGTGACGGGCAATCAGGGCATCTATGGCGCTGATGAGGTTCAGGAACTCTTGTTCTTCTGCCCCTCTGACTACTACTTTTGATAGGAAATGACGGATGGAAATGAGTTGTGTCAATGTCATAGGACTTGTCACGATATCACTCTGGGTTAGTGATGTACGCTTCCACAAGAGTTAAACGGTTCTCAATTCTGTCTAGCGAATCACGCAATGAAGACCCATGATTCGGCTTCATTTGTTCCTCCACAAACGACATCGTTTTCTCCAACCTTCTAGCCCACTTATACACAGGATATATAACTGCTTTGTGAATAATCCCGATAGAAACTATTGCGCCCGCAACCATCCCCAACCAGTCAACGGGACTCACTCCCCACCATCACAATACTGCCAATGCCACGCTTCAAACTCTGGCGACTTCGGGTCAGAACTCTGCAAATAAAAACCAAAAGTCGGTGCGTTCACACACATCCACTTAAACGCTTTTCTCGCTGAAACCATACCAACAACCTTTCCGTTCTTACCTTCAACAGCCAAGTCAATAGCAACACCCCAACCATGATTAGAACCAGACCTACCAGTCGGGTCAGGCACAGCAGATGGTGCTTTACCTTTCTTAAGAATCCAAGTCTTACCGTCATACTTACGGGTGACTGTGCGTGGCTTCTTCAAACGAGGGTCGTTTGGTTTCGCTACTTCATAACGGTCAAGAAACATTGCTAACTGACGGTCAAAAGAACGATAGTCACCAACATTGACCAGTGTGATTCCTGCTGCTTTTGCTGCGTCATATAACCTGTTGAACTTTTTAGCGACAGGTTTATACATGATTCCACCAGCCTTAACATCAGCCAATAAAACCCTGTCAACACGACCATTCACTTGGTTTCTTAACCCTTTAGGGAGAACCATTTTTTTGTATGGATATTGTGTTGACATTTTTGTTTCCTTTGTTGCTTTTGTTATAAGACCCTGCTAGATTCATGCTTGCCTCTAGCAAGGTTTTTCCCTCTTTCTCCCTTGCTAGGGGCTTTTACTATTCTCCTGCTGGGTTGTCTACACCGAACGCTTCGTCTACTTCGTGTGCTTCTAGTTTGCCGTCAAGGGATGCTTTGGCTAGGTTCACGAGGACATCTGCCACGGCGTGAAAGCCGCCTAATGCGGCTGAGTACCAGAGTGGGATTTGCACATCGGCTGTGACGGTGTTGAGGATGCTTGAGCCTGTGATGATGGCAAGGCTGGACATGATGAACAGTGCTACAACTCTGCTTGCTACATCTTTAGAAATCTTCAAGGACAGCATGGGGTTCTCCTATGGCTAACCCCTTCGGTATGAAGATACTATATCAGGCTGTGGCTGTTCCTGACGAGTTTGTAGCGGTAACGGTGTGCATATTGGCGGGGTTATATACGCCGATAGTTGTGCTTTCGCTGGTTACTGCAACGGTAGCGTCAACACTGATTGTGGTTTGGCTAAAAGTAACACCGTATCCACCTGAACCTGTCATCGTGGTTTGAAATCCGTTAGCCGCCACAGTGAAGTTCTTGTAGTAGGTAGTGACAGGAACAAAAGGGTCAGAGGTATCTTCAAAATAACTGGTTGTCACGCCTGTAATGGCAGGTGCCTCATCCCACACCTCAACCCAAGAGCCACCTGATTTAACAAACACAGAGATAGGGCGTTTCCATGTGCCACCATCTTTAGCCCAAAACTTAGACCAGCCCTTCCAAGAGCCTGCGTCTTTAGCCTGTGGGTTCTGTGAACCAACCTTAGGCATTAGACAACCTTCACCCAAATGTCGCCGTTCTTCCCACCTGTCGGGTCGGAAGTAGAAACAGTGACGAGAGGAATGTCGCCTGATGAACCGTTGTTTAGTTTGGCGTTTGTAACATTTGCGTCAGCAATCTTGGCTGTGGTGACAGCAGAAGAAGTGATGTCGCCAGCAACAATAGAGTTAGACAACGACAGTTTGCTGTAAGCAATAGCAGCCGAAGCACTAACATCACCGTTCACAATCGTGCCGTCAGCAATCTTTGCTGAGGTAACAGCACCATCAACAATTTTTGCGGTTGATACAGAGTTGTCGTCAGGTATGCCACCACTGGAATCAGTGCCGTTCACCCAGTTAGTACCGTTGTATTTAATAACCTGACCGTTTGATGGTGTAGTAACAACAACATCTGTCAAATTGTCAAGTGATGCGTTCAAAGAAACAGTGGCGGTTGACCCCTCACCTGGGGTGTGCGAAACAGAAATACCAGTGCCAGAAGAAACACCTGACATATAGTTACCTGTTGTGGCTGTTCCTAACGCTACTGCGTTGGCTGCAATCTTCGCTGAAGTGACAGAACTGTCGGCTAGTTCAGTAGTACCAACAGCACCCGTTGCAATCTTCGCTGCTGTTACAGCGTCATCAGCGATACCAGCCGTAGCAACCTGACCCCATGACGGGTCAGTGCCGTTCGTCTTCAACACCTGGTCAGCAGTGCCAACACCTAAACGAGTAAAAGTGGAAGCACCTTGATACACGATGTCGCCACGGGATGTGTATTTAGAAGTAAGTTCGTTTGCCTCGTCAGAGTCAACAGCCGTATGAACAGGGTAGATGATTGCGCCAGAAGCGTGGGACTTGGCAGTAGTGCCGTCAACACCACGAGTACCAACAGTGAGTGTTGTGGTGGAACGGGATGACACATATATCTTTTCTTCTGATGCTGTGCCTGGGTCAATAACAGCATAGAACGGTCCAGCCGCCCATCCTGTTGCAGCCGTCAACGAAATGGTCGTGTCTGTGCTGTTGATACTTGCGGTGATGGTGGTTGATGTAGCCGCACCTGCGTATGTTCTTCTTGTTTTTGCTGGCATTGTTTTACTCCGTGATAGTTCTCATAATAACAACCATTGTCCCTTCCCATAGCCAATCGTTACCAGAAACAAGTCTGGGTATCCATCGGCAATCCTCAACGATGACACTGAACTCATCGTCTTTTTCTTGATAGGTAACAATCGTAGGGTTCGCTACCAGTTCTTCTAGTAGGTCCCGTTCTAGGGCTACATCAAAGTAGTAGTCCTTGTTGTTGATGTTGTGTCGTTCGTGCAGTAAGACAGGAACGCTGATGAGGCGTGACCTGGCTGGGGCTGCGTAGGCTCGTGACATCCAACGGATAAGGGTTGGACCTGTGGTGGCGCTGCCACGAGTCAGGGTGAATCTGTATCCTGCGGTGATGAACTTGGATTCAGGGGCGAGGAAGGTGTGTTCGGTGTCGTTTGCATCTTCATGGGTTCCGATGCTTGTGTAGCCTGAGTTTTCTACTTGCACTTCTGCTGATACGGAACCTGCTAGTGGTTCTACACGGATGTCTACACGAGGGGCGAACTTGCGGTCTGGGATTCCCCACTGGTATAAACCTGTTTCAATCGTGCCAGACGCTACAAGGTTGTCTGAATCTTCAGCGATGACACCTACACCTGATACTACGAAGCAGTGTTTTTCGTTGAAGGTGACAACATTGAGGACATCTGCGGTTGATGTGTACATAAGGTCGGTTGCGAAAGCGGGTGTGTTTGGGGCGATAAACACTGACAGGTCTAGGCGACCTAAGCCTGTTGATACACCGTCATAGTTAGACCATGTGAACCATGTGAACCTGTCGTTTGAGGTGAACTTTTGAACTGAGCCTGAGGTGGGGATGAGTGCGCCTGCGACTAAGTTAGAGTTGCTGTCTGTATTGCAGTATCGGACACCTTTGTTTGTGCCGATAAGGATGTTGCCGAGATAGCCAGAGATTGCTGTGACCACTTCACCTGTTGGTAGTTCAAGTGCTACTGAACCTGTGTCTAATGTGCCGTCTGCTTTGATGGTGACTTTGTAAATCAGGGATTTCTTTTGTGCGTATCCTGCTGCATATACAGCGTTTTGTCCTGTGGCTACGCCTACCCAGGTGAAGGCTGTGTCAAATGGTAATACAACTACAGCCTTAGAGCCGCCAGTGTCAATGCGTTGAAGTTGATGGTCGTGTGAACCAAACAGGTATCCTTTAGCGAACCCCAACATATAGTAGTTATCGCTAGAGTTGACAAACTTTGTGCCGCTAATTGTTGAGATGGATGTGGCTGGGTCTAAAACACGGACACCATCGTTAGGGAAACCAAAATAAACTCTGTCACCGTTGGTTGCCATTGCTTGACAAGTGCCGCCAGGTTCTCCAGTACAGTCAGACCATGTAGGGCTAGACGCATATGGGTCTGTTGTGTATTTAATATCACCGTTGAAAGAGGCATAGATACGCCCATCCTGGACAACCATGTGGCTAGTGGTAGCCGCATTAGATAGTGACACTTTCGTGGCGTTCAACAAAGTTAACTCGCCCTTAGTCCAAACATTCACACCTTTAGACTTGTAAAACCTGAAGTCTTGTGCGTCTGCTGTGTCTGCGTATTGTTGCCCTGCACCGTAATGCCATGAGTTTTGTCCACGCCGCCACAAACCTTGTGGGTTGATTGCTGATTCGCCTGGGGCTGTGCTGGTATCTTGCGAGTCTCGTACACGCTGGTCAAACTGGCGGGTGAACTCTCCTGATTTGACATCAACCATGTATGGTCTGCCGTTAATGGCAACAGGGAAAACTTCAGAAACAAGGTTTGATGTGCCTGTGCCTGTGTAGTACGCACCTGTGCCTACAAACGGAAACGATACGGGTAACGACACGGGTTACGCCTTTGACAGCATGACAGGGTATTGACGGTTCAGTTTTGCTGCTTCGGCTGTGATGCGGTCACGGCGCATACGAAGAAGGTTTGTGATGCTGGAACCTACTGCGCCTGCTGTCACCTCTTCTGCTCTGCGTGGTTCGCCTTGTGATTCTGTGAAGTTGCGTTTGATTTCTCGTGGTGATACCAGACGGATTTGTGCGCCGATAACAAGGATGTCTTCGGCTGATAGCGGGTAGCCTGCGAGTGCTTGGACATCATCTGATTCGTTGATGAGTCTTGAGAATCCTGTTTTGTAGGAAACACGGAGGATTCCTGAACGGACAGTTTGGTTGATGGTGAGGGCTATTCCAGAGCCGAAGTCTGAGGTTGGCAGGTTGCGGGTGAGTGCGACCTTAGGGACTTTGAGGTAGTCGGTGGAGAGGTAGCGGATTCGTACTTCTGTTAGGTCAATGACATCTTCAATGACGGGGAAGTTAATCATGCGGTCTGAGCCGTTGTAGTTGATGTCTATGGATTTGACACGGAACAGTCCGTTCATTGGGCTGGACAGGTCTGATAGTTCATCGTTGATTGCTTCAAGGATTTGGTGTCTTGGGAAGCGGGGGTTGACGATGACATAGGCGCTGGTGA